TCGTGTAGGATAGTATTTGATAATTAACTTACCCTTTAATCCATCGATAACTTTCTGTACATCATCCTGATAGAACTTTATGTTAGCAGTTGGTGTTCCACTAAATACAGTATCATATCTTAAACCAACATAACTTTCATTTAACTCTAATGTATAGTGAACAACAGTTTTACCTTCTCTGACTAAGTGAGCCGCAAGAGCTTGTAAACACCAAGTCTTACCAATACCAGCAGGTGCAACTAATACACCTAGCTCACCACCGGCTAATCCACCATCCATTACACCAGTTACAGCATCCCACGGCGTAGGTTGGGTTTCTCTAACTGACTCTGTAAGTCTATCTTCTAATGATATGATATAATCATGTCCTAAATCTCTTTCACTACCAGCTTTCATAGCTGCATCAACTATGGTTTTTATCTCATCATATTTCTTCTGTTCTAATAAATCCACAGCCTCTACGATAGCACTTTTAAGAACCTGATTTTTACAGAAGTCTAATGTCTCCTGCTTTACAAATTCTAAATCAGTAGCCTCAATATTTCTCCAAGCTTCTTTTAGATTTTCTATAACAGATACTTTGAGTATCTCATCATCCATTTGTGTTATCTTTATTTTCAATACTTCTAATGTAGGAGCTTTTCTAAACTCATTGAAGTATTTACTTACCTCTGTAGATAACCATTTGTTGGCATCCGAATCAAAATACTTTGGTTCTAAGATGTCGCTTATAGTTTGTATAAATTTATTGTCTGATAATAAAGAGGATATTACCTTAGATTGAAATGTAGGACCAAACTGATTGAAGTTCTCACTCGCCATATAGTTCTCTCATACTCTTTTCTTTTCTCTCCATTTCTTTTTTCTTTCTATATCTCTCACGAGCCTTTGCCTGTAATACTGCTCTGTTTCTATAGTAGTATTCTCTCGACCACCTCTTCTGAGCTTCTTTTCTCTCTGCTTTTGTACTATATTTCACACGCCTACCCATTTGTTTTCTCAGCCATTTTATCTAATCTCATAAAACATTGAACTAACCAACTATCCATATTTGGTAATGTGGCAAATAATCTATCTTCTATGAATCTCTTCTGAAACTGTAACTTATTTAATCTGTTTATAGGTTCTCTAACCTTATCTAATATTTTTGTTTTTGCTGAAGTGCTGATATCCACTTCGTCTAACTGCATTAATTGATAGTTCCTTTTCAATAACTCCTCATTCTCTTTGAGCTTTTCATCTTCTTCAATAATGTCATCTATATTAAGTATCTTATCTTCAAGCAAAAAGGGTAATTTTTTTTGAATAGTTTTCAATCCCCAACCACGAACTCCATTTATGTTATCGGATTTATCTCCATCGATTGCTCTGTATACAGCAAAGTTATGTGATGGTATACCATAATCTTCCAACACCTTCGGCGGATCGTACATCTTCTTTTTAGTTGGAGACCAAACTGATACTCTATGATTTACTAACTGCAGAAAGTCTTTATCCGTAGACATCAAAACTATATTAGATGTTTTTAATATCTGTTTGGTAACATACGCCATCGTATCATCAGCTTCTATGTTCTGAATAGTGATTGTGGTTATCGGTAGATAATCCAAATAATCAATCACTCTGGTTAATTGCATAATCATAGATTGATGTTCATCTTCTTTCGTATTGAAATCATAAGATCGATTTAATCTTTCCGACATATTACGATTAGCTTTGTATTCAGGAAACAATTTTCTACGGCGGTTAGACCCACCCTTTCCATCGAACACTATTATGGTTCGGGTAGGTCTAATCGTTTTTATAGCATAACCAATTGATCTAAGAAAACCAACTATTCCCCCAACATGAGCACCATCATCGTTGAGAGTTGGTATAGCGCTGAAACACCTTATGAATGTATTCAAACCATCTATAATCAATACTTTGTCGTTAGGCTGATCGGAGTCTAAATCACCGCCTTTGTTTTTTATCTCATTAAGTATTGAAAGATACTTAGCATTAGTCACCTAACACCTCTTCTGTAATCACTACATCATCAATACCTAAATCGGCTTTTGTGTATTTCAGTATAACCTTATCGCAAATCATATCGTAACAATGAGATTTGAATTCATCATCTTCTAACAGTTTAGCCCAATCCTTAGATTGAAACTTAATCTCTTCACCTTTATGATTTTCCATAGTATACCAAGCACCACCGACTTTGGCAATCTTATGTTCTTTCAATACCTGCAACCAACTACCTTCATCATCCACACCGCTCTCAAAATACAATGGGAACTCAGCTTTTCTCAAAGGAGGACCCAATCTGTTTTTGATAACCTGTGCCAGAATAGTCATACCAATCACATTCTTTTTACTATCTTTAATCTGACCTTTATTCTTCAATCTTATACGAGTTGATGCATGAAATGGTAAAGCCTTACCACCTGATGTTGTGTAGGGATCTCCAAACATAGCACCCAACTTAACTCTAAGTTGATTTGTGAATACTAAAGCAATTCTCTGTCTGCCTATCATCTGAGTGATTTTTCTCATAGCCTTAGAAATCACAATAGCTTTTGAAGTAGCCCAACCATCTTTGTCGAAGTCAGCATCTAACTCAACTTTGGTAGTAGCAGCTGCGAGAGAATCAACTAAGATTGTTACTAATCTATTCTTATCTGATTCTCTTACTTTTGTTACAATTTCTTCTATAGCCTCAAAAATATCTTCTACAGTTTCCAAATGCAGATACAACATATTATTAATATCCACACCGATAACCTCTAAGAAATCCTCACTTACGGCAGTTTCAGTATCTATATAGACAGCCACACCACCTTTCTTTTGAGTCTCTTTTAGAAGATGTGCACCTATCAAAGACTTACCACTACTCTCCAAACCATTTAACTCTGTAATTCTACCAACGGCAATACCACCATTGGGTCTATTAGAAATAGCTAAGTCTAACATTGTTGAACCTGTGGATACAAACTCTTTGATATCTGTAGGTGTTTCTTGCACACCATCTAAGAAATATGCAACCTTATAATCTTTGAATTTTTTATTTAGGGAATCCGCTAAAACCCCAGCTAAATCATCTTTAACTGACATCTAAATCTCCTGTTAGGAAGTGTGGAGCTGACAGGGATCGAACCTGCTACCTCTTCCGTGCAAAGGAAGCGCTCTCCCAAATGAGCTACAGCCCCAACTACTTTATTTACTTATTAAACAACTCATCAAATGCTGCACTTGCATCTTCAACAGTATTTGCTGACTCAGCAGCAACTGCAGATACTGGTGCAGTCTCTTCTGAAGTAGTTTCTTCAGAGCCTTCTGGATTCAACCATTGGTTCAACACTTCTGTAAGTTCTTCATAGGAAAGTTCCTGATACAACTCAGTAATGTCTTTTTGGTTTTCCAAAAGTGATTCCAATTGTGCCTTATCCTGCACTATTGGAGTTTGATTTGGTTTAACACGGATAGATGTTTTTGGAAATGAAGCTCCACTTTCTTCAGCAGTAATAAACTCTACTGATACATCTCTACCACTAACGGCATCGGTTATATCACCATAGTCTGGATCTGCTATAACAGAAAGTAATTCTTGATAAACTGTCTTACCAAAACCCCAAAAACGAACACCCTGTGCTTCCTCACCACGAACGATTACTGGCGCAAAGGTTCTCATCTTTGACTCTAACTTACGAGCCATTTGGTATTCCTCTCTGTTACCGCTTGTTTTGAGCTTCTGTGCGAACTCTTCAATCGGATCAGGTCTTCCAAATGATGTTGGTGAAAGATAGGTTTTATTATTCAAACCAAAATGAAAGAACAGCTCAATAAAAGGATTATCCTTATTATGTTTGTAAGGTAAAACTCTAATGATTTGTTTTCCTGGTTGAGGTTTCCATAGGTTTGAAGTCCTATTGTTTGTTGTTTGAAGCTGATTAAGACGCTTACGAATAGAATTAATGTCCATTTGTTATTCTCCTATATTATTATTTAATTAGCAATTATCAGTTACTTCTGTAACCATTAATAAGTATGTAACTTTTCAGTTAAATACAATTATTTTTCATCTTTTTTTATATCAATTATTTTGTGTATTTTTGTCGAGATTTTATTCAAACCTTTTTCATTTGTGAGCAGTAATGTGTTCTGATACTCTTCCCACGGTATTGGAAATCTTTTATCCAACACACCGCCGTTTAGACTTCGGATAACCTCATTAAGAGCATTGATTGTGTATAGTGTGTTGCTCTGTTTCTTTCTATGTAGGGAAATAGTATTTGGAATATCCTGTGGATAGGCATCTTTTGCATATTCAATATTGTATGTGCATATTAACTGTGAAGCATCTTCTGCATTTTCAAACACATAGATTTTATTGTATAGAATATCATTACATTCAATAATGATTTCTACTACATCATCTAATTTACTAAATGGTGCGAATGTGCAAAGCAGTTGGGTTTTCATATTAACCTTTAATTTCTGGCTTCTTCGCTTTAATTTCAGATGGATTTCTGTTAGTAGGAGTAGCTGTTACACATCCTTTCTTTGTTTTAGAGAAACCATAACCTGGATCATCTTTAAAGTTCATATAACAAGGCTTCTTAATACCATCGATTTCTTCTGAGTATGCTTTTCCAGGTTTACCATCTTTCAATCCTATTTTTTGATTACTATTTCCGAACTTGGTATACTCTAAATCATTGTTATTCACTGCTTGCATCATTTTCATCTCTCGTAAATACTGTTTAATAGATTCTTTATATCTTTCTTTTTCTTTATCATCCATACAATTACCAGCACCTTTAGCTAAAAACTTTTTGTAGAGAGTCTCTCCTCTCTTTTCAGCATAAGATTCAATAGCCTCTGCTTCTTCTTCTGATATTACATTGTTTTCTAAAGCCCAATTTTTAGTCTCATCGTATCCATCTCTTCTTTCTTTATTTTTTTCATCCGAAGGTGGGTAATCTGGAGGATCTCTATCCTCTGGATAAAGTGTATAGTAACCATCTAGTAGAGAATTTAACCTTCTTCTTGTTTCCTTACCTTTGTAAACAGTAAGTCTTACTTTGTCATCGCTCATTCCTGCACCACCACCTTTGTATTTAACACTTTCACCGCCGACAAATTCTAAAGCTACATTTAGATACTTCAAACTTTCGCTTAATTCATCGGCATCATCTAATCCTAAATTAGATGTATCTATTGCATTAACAATTATAATATCTGATATTTTAAATGTTTCGCTTGATGGCGCATATACTGAATTTCCTTGACTTAATTTTTCCAACATAACCTTTACTTCTGCAAAATCTGCTACGGCATCTTTAAAATCAACACTACTAGCCATATCGACTAAAAGTTGATTCAGTAGTTCATTATATTCTTCCCTATCTTTTTCATTACCTTCGGGATCTTTTATTTTCTTCAGTTTTTCTAAAGTGTCAAATACCTTTTTATTTTCAGGTTTATTTTCAGCACCTGCTTTTGACAGTAAGTATCTAAACCTTTCTTCTGTGACATTAATTATATTTAATGCAGTTTCTCTTCTATCTTCAGGTGATTGCACAGGTCCGTAATCAACATATTCAAAATCTCCAGAGTTTGCTAAATCATCTATTTGATCATTATATCTAGCTATTTGTCTGCTAATGACGCTAGCTCTTTTCTGTACTTCTTCTTCAGTCATTTTAGGATTATTTTTCCTTACGGCCTTCAGTAGAACATCGTTATCAGGTTGTTTTATTTTTTTCATAGGTTTACCATTGAATTTAATTGAACCATCACTTTGCTTTTCTATCTTAGCAGTTTTTCTTTTATCTGTTAACTTGTTAGGAACTAAAACTTTTTTACCGACAGCTCCCTCAGAAGATCCTCCAACGAAAACATCATATTTTGTTTCCAAATTATTCACCCAATCTTGAAAGGCTGGTGTTTTTACGCTAGTTTTTGTTTGTCCAGGTGGTGGAAATAAACTAACTTTATTTCTAGAAGGATACCACACTTTTGGTTCATTGATAGCCAAGTATATTTCAGTTCTACCACTTTCTGTACTTATGAACTTTAAATAATTTTGTGCTAACTCTAGCTCTTCAGAAGTTAAATCCTCACCTCTAAACATTTTTTCTATTGTAGTGGAAAGCTTTTTCTTTATTTCTTTAGTTAGATGTGGTGGATTATCAGGAGCATTTTCTAATTGTCCATTTACATTTACCATTCTACTTTTTACCATTTTTTCCGGCACAGGAGAAAACTCACCCTTTGGTTCTTCTGTCGGTTTATCTTTAGGTTTTTCTGCGTTAGGATCTTTTATAAATTCCGGCTCTTTATTATTTCTTTTGTAAGGATTATAATTTGGATTTCTAATCATGCCTTTTGGAACATCACCTTTCTTTTCAGGTTCTTTTTCTTTTTCACCTTCATCACCAAGCATTTCTTTTGCTTTCTTATAAGCTGGATGTTTCTCACCTTTCTTTATAGCACCACCAACAGTTATCTCCGCATCATTCCCTTCCTTATCCTTATATTTAAAAACCTTCTTCATCAGTTTTTCTCTTTCAGAATCTGGTTTAGATTTAGCTTCCTGTAAATTCTTAATAAACTCATATCTTTCAGCTACATTCCACCCACACTCTATCAGAGTCTTTTCTAATATTACCAAATGAGATAGTTTAGTTGCGTCTGGCATTCCACCATCTACTCTGTATGCCCAATCGCTAAGTATTTCGTTTAAGTTTGTAATCTTAGT